TCATACTTTAAATTTATTGCCACAATCTTGGCAAACCCAATAGTTTGTTGAGTTAATTTGCTTTCCTTTCCCACAGGCTCCACATAAAATTCCTATTGGTCCCAATAAGACCGCTCCGCAACAACCTTTTCCAGCTGAAAAATCTTTACCTTTTGATGTTGTTTCGGAAATAACTTGGCAGTGTTCTCCACCACATTTTGGACATCTCATATTTTGTTTCCTCTCTTTCTCTTTAGCTTACATCTTTTTAGGACAACCAGTCCTTTATATAAACGCCGTAGCGGTTATATCATTTCCATTATTTACCTGTATATCTCAACCATATAAGATAGTAAAATTAATCTGTTATGAGAATACTACTTGATAAAATAATGATAAGTAAAAACTTAACAATTCGTCAAGTATCAAATCTAACTGGGATTTCAAAATCATCAATCCAACGGATTATGAACAACGAAATTTCTCCCAGTGCTGATACTCTCGAACTCCTCGCCAAAGGTCTAAAAATCCATATTTCAGACCTTTTGGAATCTCCGTATAAATAAGTGTCCCACATCTGGGACAAATTCCTGAACCCGCGTTAGTTTTTTAAAAGTTATGTGTATATATAGTAAAAGGGTTAAATAAAATGCCTTTTAAGAACAAATGTTCGAAAAAACTTCTTGAAATAAATTACGAAGAGTAGTATTATTTAAACAAGGAATTTCGAACGTGCGTTCAATACACAAAACGCAGGAGGGAATACATACCATGAACACAACAGACATTAGAAAACACTTGCATGAGCTAATCGATAAGATGGAAGACAGTCAAATTGTCAAACTCTATCGATTAATACAAGGGATTTTCGGGAAGGCTATTTAGCCTTCCTTTTTAATTTCGTCATATTGTTTCATAATCATATCCCATTGTTCGTCAGGGACGTTGTAAAGCAGTTCTAACAATACTGATAGGGCTGCTTTTTTTGATGGAGAAGAGTTCTCCATTATGTAACCAAAGCGGTTATATGTTTTTTCGTAAGGTGTAACCTGTATGAACGGTTCTCCTGTCCCGTTTCTTAACCATTCTTCGTTAACGGAGAATTCTCTGCATATAGAAAGAACCATTTGATCTGTTAAAGAATTTATTCCGTTTTCAATTCTACTTATTGTCTGTTTTGTAACACCGACTTTTTCTCCGAATTTCTCTAATGTTAAATCCTTTTCTTTTCGAATTCGCTTTACTCTTTCTCCGGCTGTCATGTTTTCACCGCCTTTCTGTAATTACATTATATATGGATAGAAAGTAAAAGTCAAGAAAAAAGTTCCGTAAAGTGACAAAAATGTATTGACAAAGTAAATGAAAGTGACTATAATGTCAATATAAGGAACACGAAAGCGAGGAAATAAAATGGAAAATTATGAAATACAAATTCATGAACGGAAGTACATCAATCAAGATGACGTCCAAGTGACAGTTTCCTTTCAATTGCCTTTCCGCGATTGGTTGACAATCGAAAAGTCAAATGAGTGGTGTCAGATTGAAAAACTACTTCTGGAAATTCGAAATACACATAACCAGAAGTACCACCAAGACCAGAAATAACAATAGGCATTGGCAGGGACTTATATTCGTGATGTGAAATGATTTCATTTTTACAACGTGTTGTTTCTTCTAAGGCAACAATGGGAATTTCGATGCAAGAGTAAAAGGTGCTATTTATATAAACTCCAATATTAGTAATCGCAATAGGTAAGCGGGATTTATTGGTAAACATCATGTATATCAAAAGAGAACTGTCGTCACAATAGCGTTGACCGACTATCTGAAAGTTTATATTTTTTCGATTTTTTATGAAGATATAAACCCAGGAAGAGAAAGAACCTAATACACCTAAAATAGATAAAAATAAAGTTATGTTTTCTTTAGTGAGAAAAGGTTTGAGTAGTTCAAAATTAATGGTTTGCATAATAATTATCCTTTCTTGAATTGTATTTTGCAAAAAGATTTTATCAAATATTTTGTGCGTGTACAAGTAGCCGAAACGCTTTTGAAAGTGTCAGCCGTGGGATGGTCTCCCGGCTCTGATGATGGCAGACCCAAAGAAAGAGAGGTGAAGATAAATGAGTAAAGCAAACATTACAAAGGAACAGGAAGAGAAAAGATTAGAAGATTTCAAACGCATTGCAGAAAACTGGGACAAGTTCCCGGAGCGGGTGCAGGGGAAAATTGACGGAGTTATTTCGATGGCTGCATCGGCATTTTTGAGTGAAAGTAAGAAAGCGGGATAGGAGGTGGAGTAAATGAAGCATCTAACAATCGAAAACGGGGAACTGTTTCTTGATGAAGAAAAGATTGAAAATTTAAAAAGTTACAAAATAGTCAGTTCCGCTGTTAACGCTGGAATTGCAGAACTGACCGTTTGTATAGATGTTTCTACAGTCCTAGCTTCGACTGAACCAAAGCAGTAATCACACCTGTTGCAATTTGTTTTAGAGAATCCAAAGAGTTAGAACCAACGGATTTTGCGATATCTTTCGTTTTATTCCAATTATTATCTTCTCTGATGTCGGCTAGAAATTGATGTCCTTCAGGTAGTAAGTAGTAGATGGAACAACCACCATCAAGATACCAAGAAGCAACATTTAAGAGGGACGAAAGTTCTGCTTGCTTGATGTGATACATAACTTCATCACATGAGTATTTACTAAGTTCATCAGGGATACTTTGCGGAGAAATAGAAACGATATGTCGCAAATCACTATTTTCTTCGACGTAAATAAGTATATCTCTAACGCAGTCAGGATTAAGAATCATAAAAATATCTCCTTCCATAATTACTCGGACATGGCAGTGTCCTGTAAGTAAATTATAGTGGATTCGGGCGGACAACGCAACAAGTACAAACAGCGGTACATACATTTAAGAGAGGTGATATAAATGCAAAAAATAGAAATAGTCTGCATGGTGCGAGTAAATGGTGAAAAGGTACCGCAGGAAAGCATTCCGAGGGAAGAGTTTAACAAAATGCTGGAGAAAAAAATTGATGAAACTATGCAGAATCTATGTTTCGAAAGGATAAGAACCGCTTAGGCGGTAAAGGAGGTGAGGACAAGCAGTAACATACAAAGAGTATCTAAGATACAAACGCAATAAAAATAGAGCAAAGAAAAGGAGAAGGAAAGATGGAAGAAATTAAAAAAGAGGAGCAGATGAAGGAGATTCAGGAGATGATTACATATTATCATGAACTGCTTGAGCGTAATGAGATGTTAGAGAAGAGAAATCAAGCAATGCTGAAAAAGATACGACAGGAAAAGAGAGACAAGATTAAAGCTGAGTTATGTTGCAAAGTATACGCAATCATAGCAGTTGTGGCTACGATATTTGGATTTGGAATGGCGGTTGGAAGATGCCTTGCATTTTTAACTACAATGGGATTCTAAAAAAGTGCCCAAGGTTTGCAGACCTTTTTTTCGGGCACAAGTTTAAAAACACAATTAAATTGTAGAGGATTTTGGAGGGAAAGTCAATGGAAGAAAAGAAATATGAATTGTCATTAAGTGATATTGAGATGTTCATCGGACTGGGAGCGAGTGCTGTATGTGATGAACGTGGGCTTAATGACGAAAAGTCTATTATTGTAGTTACTATAGCGTCTGATATTTGTAAAAAATCTATGCACATTTAACAGGAGAATGTGAATTTACGAAAGAAGAAATTGATATCTATAACGCGGTAATGGACTTAACTAATCATCTTTCGGGATTGTAAAAAAAGGAGGGAAAGTCAATGGAACAATTAGAAGGAACGGTAACAATGCCGTTGATTACATATCAAAAAATGAGAAATGATACGAGTCATATTTTCGATTCGCACGGAACTGACCATGATTCTGAGGATAAGAAGAAAGGGATTTGGCTCTGCTTGAATCAAGAAAAACTCTTTGACCTTGCGTGGGAAGAGATGATCAGACGTGGCATAGATGTATCAAAGTACGACAAGGAGAAAGCAACGTACGAGCATGGATTTGTCAAGTTCGGGTTTAAAGAGAGTCAGGTAGATATAAATGTATAAATATGTGTGCCGAAGCTGTGGAGCAAATTTAGACCCGGGCGAAAAGTGTGATTGCATGGATCGAAAAAGACATATGGAAGAGAGAAAGGAAAAAGCATCGCAGCTATTGGAACGTGAGGATTCGTGGGAACAACAAAAATTAATATTTGAAGAGGAGAGGCCAATGAGAATTACAAAGATAAAAATCAAAAATCTGTTCGGCATCAGTGAATATGAGGCAGACGGAAAATCATTAGAGTTGATAGGTACGAACGGAGCCGGAAAGACATCGGTAATAGATGCGATTCGGTATGCGCTTACAAATAAGTCAGACCGAAAATACATAGTGAGAAATGGAGAAACAGAGGGTGAGATTCTGATTGAAACGGATAATGGCATCCGCATTAACCGGAAAGCAAGAACCAATCAAGCAGATTATAAAAGCATCAAAAAGGACGGACATGAGATTGGAAGTCCTGAGACATTTTTAAAGGATATTTTTTCGCCATTGCAGTTATCACCAGTAGAATTTATGAGTATGGACGAGAAAAAGCAGAATGCAATCATTTTGGACATGATTGAGTATGATTGGAGCCTCGATACGATTAAAGGATGGTTTGGTGAGCTCCCAAGCTGGGTATCTTACGATCAGAATATTCTGCAGGTGCTGAATGATATCCAGTCAGAAAAAGGAGATTATTACCAGCATAGGAGGGATATTGACCGTGATATCCGCAATAAGAGAGCGTTTATCGAAGAGATTGCAGATACAATTCCAGCTGGATACGATGTGGAAAAATGGGAGAGTGAAAATGTTGGAGAGATTTATCGACAGATTGAATCTATTCGTAAAGCAAACGAGGAAATTGAAAAGGCAAAGCGGCTTTTGGAAAGCAGAGACAATAAGGTAAGGAAGTTCGAAGCAGACAGAGAGATTGGATTGGCGGCAATAGAACGTGAGTTCCAAGCGGAAAGAGAGCGTCTTCTGAAAGAAAACGAGCAATTGCAGGCAAGGTTGAGAGCAAATAATGCAGAGCTTGACGGAATGACAGAAAAGAAATTGGACAAGCAGGAAGTTGTACATCAAACCTACAAGGCGAATGTGGCAAAGTATGATGCAGAGGTAGAACAGTATAGAGAGTATGCAGAAAAAGAACTTAAAAGTTATGAGGATCTGCAGGAACAGGCAGAGTATGCAGAGCAGATGAAAGGTCATATAAACGAGTACAGAAGAATGTCAGAGCTGCAAGATGAAGTCAGAGAGTTATGTGCGGAATCAAAGGAGCTTACAGATAAGATTGAAAAGGCAAGAACACTTCCGGGAGAAATTCTTTCCACGGCAACAATCCCGATTGCAGGGCTTAGCGTGGTAGATGGGATTCCGTTGATTCACGGTCTGCCAATCAGCAACTTATCAGATGGAGAAAAGTTAGATTTGTGTATTGATGTGGCATTACAAAAACCAAACGGTCTGCAGATCATCTTAATTGATGGAGTGGAGAAGATGTCTACGAATCTTAGAGAGCAGTTGTATCAGAAGTGTAAAGACAAGGGACTGCAGTTTATTGCAACACGTACAACAGATGATGAGGAATTGACTGTAATTGAATTGTAGGAGGAGCAAACATGGAAGATATCGTAGTAAAAGAGAATAGGTATGAAGTTTCAAATCCGTTTTCGAACGGTGAGGATTTCAACAATCTGTATAAGATTGGACAGACATTCGCGAAATCGCAATTGGTACCGCAGAATTACCAAGGGAAACCAGAAGATTGCATGATCGCGATTGATATTGCAAACAGAATGGGAGTATCTCCTTTGATGGTAATGCAAGGACTATATGTTGTGAAAGGGAAGCCGTCATGGTCCGGTCAAACATGCATGAGCATGATAAAAGCGTCTAAGGAGTTTCACAAGGTGCGCCCAGTGTATTTCGGAACACCGAATACAGATACATGGGGATGCAGAGTCGAAGCGGAAGACAGAGAAACAGGAGAAAAAATAAAAGGTCCGGAAGTTACAATTCAGATGGCGAAAGACGAGTGGTGGTACAGTAAAAAAGACCGATACGGCAACGAGACATCAAAGTGGCAGTCTATGCCAGAGATGATGCTCGCTTACAGAGCAGCTGCATTTTTCGCAAGGCTCTATATTCCGAACGCATTAATGGGAGCGCGTGTTGAAGGAGAAGTGGAAGACATTGTCGGAAACGAAAAAACAGAGACAATGGATCCATTCGCAGCACACGATGAAGTAATGATCGATGAAGAAACAATGAGAGAAGCGGAGGAGATTTTTGGATGATATTGACGAATGAAAATTATTACAGTATGGAGGTAAACAGGCAGTTTCTGTCTGTTTCCCAATACAAAGACTTTTGTGGAACACTTGGCAAACAAGCTTGTGAGGAACAGGCACTTGCGAAATTAAATGGACTGTGGGAGACAGAGAAAACCACTGCATTGATGGTAGGCTCTTACGTGGATGCACATTTTGAGGGAACACTGGATCTGTTCAAAGCACAGAATCCGGAAGTATTTACAAAAGCAGGTACATTAAGAGCGGAATATAAAAAAGCAGAGGAAATTATTAATCGAATCGAGCGTGATGAGTATTTTATGAAGTTCCTGAGTGGCGAAAAGCAGGTCATTATGACTGCGGAAATGTTCGGTGCAGATTGGAAAGTGAAACTTGATAGCTATGTAAAAGATGTCTGTATCGTTGATTTAAAAGTGATGAAGTCCATCCGGGAACTGAATTATGTAAAAGACTTCGGTCATATGCATTTTGTAAGTTACTGGGGATACGACATTCAAGCAGCAGTATATCAGGAAGTTGTGTATAGGAACACAGGAAAGAGACTTCCGTTTTTTATTGCAGCCGCATCTAAAGAAAAAGAAACAGACATTGAAATCATACAGATTCCTCAGCAGATGATGGACGATAGACTTGCAGAGGTTGAGAAAAACACAGGAAATATTTTGATGCTGAAAAACGGAGAAATAGACCCGATCAGATGCGAGAATTGCGACTGGTGCAAGCATACGAAGGTACTTACAAAACCAATCTGGCCAGATGAATTGTTGGGAGTTGAGTAGGATGGCAAAGAAAAAAGCTCAGATTACAGAATACATGGATAATTGCATCTTTTGCGGCAGACCTACAAACGAGAAGCACCATCTTGTATTTGGAAGTGACCGTCAGAAAGCAGAGGAAGATGGTCTTGTGATACCGATTTGCAGTAACTGCCATACGATGAACCGGAATACAGAGAAGATACACGGTAACAGTATGGCGTGTAAGCTTTCAAAAATAGCAGGACAATTGCTTTTTGAAAGTCAGTTAGGGACAAGAGAGGAGTTCCGGAAAAGATATGGAAGGTCATTCTTATGATGAAGACATTTTCGATAAAAGGGAACTATTTCAAAGAAAAGACATTCCCTGGTTTAAATGAGTACATAGCAGCACTCGGAACAAATCCGAGAAAAGGTGGCAGAATGAAAGCGGAATATGAAATGATAGCCTGTAATGCAATCAGAAGAGAGCTAAAACGATGGAAGACCGAGAAACCTGTGATTTTGCATTATAAGTTTTACGAACCGCAGAAGGGTCAAAAACGAGACTATATGAATATTTTCAGCTTTGCAGATAAAGTAATTGAAGATGCACTCCAAAAATGTGGAGTAATTAAAGATGATGATCCAAGGTATGTAAAGAACACGACACATGAGTTCTTTTATACAGATGGAACGCCAAGGATTGAAGTCTCAATCGAAGAAATAGATTAGGCACTTATCTTATAAAATATATATCACAAAACGTAAGCCAAAATACCTCCAGCTACACAATTGGTTTAGTCGGAGGAGAAAGGGGTGATAAGGGCTTGAATTACTTAGCTGAGATTATCGCCTTCGAACGATGGCTCGAAAATAACTACTTGACCAGAGACGCCCAACTCCTGTGGTACAGATTAATGTACCAGGCTAATAAGTGTAACTGGCCTGAGTGGGTTACAGTAGATAACCTGAGATTGATGGCAGCCATGCAAATGAGTCGTGAGGCAACCTTTATAAAGGTGCGAGACGATCTCCTAAAAGCTGGTTTAATCGAATACCAAAAGGGCAAAAAAGGAAGCCCGAACAAATACAGATTAATACCTTTCACTTTCAAAAACGTAGTAAAAAGCGAAGTAGAAACGGTAGTAAATCCAGTAGTAAAAAGCGAAGTAGAAACGGTAGTACAACAAGTAGCAGAAACCGTAGACATAGATAAATATAAAACAGAAACTAAAAATAAAAAGAAAGATACTAACGTATCTAAAGAAAAAATCGACTTTGCGGCGATTTCCGACTTGTATAACAGCATCTGTGTATCTTACCCGACATTGAAGACCATGTCTGAGAGACGGAAAAAGGCCGTCCGTGCGAGGATGAATACAGGATATACAGTTGATGATTTCCGGGCATTGTTCGAAAAAGCAGAGGGGAGCAGTTTCTTGAAAGGGCAGAACAACCGGAACTGGTCCGCCACATTCGACTGGCTGATCATGGACGGTAATATGGCAAAGGTGCTGGATGGAAATTATGACGACAAAGGGCAGAAAGGAGAAAGATATGACACTGGACGAGAAACTGGAAGAGATGAGAAAAGCCTCACAGAACTCGGAATCGAAGCAGGACTTGGGAGAGAGTTCTCAGGATTCTAAGTGTCCAAAGTGTGGCGGTATGGGGTGGATACCGTACAAGAAAGATGGCTTGTGGTTTACAAAAGAGTGCGAGTGTCGGGCGAAAGAAATTGCAGAGAGCCGTCTGAGGTTTGCAAATATACCGGAGCTGTTCCGGGAACTGACATTGAAAACATTCCGGGCAGACATCTACAGAGAGCCGGAGAGTGTAGCGAAGATTAATCTCGCTTGCAATATCGTAAAACGGTATCTTGAGAATTTTGAGGAGATGGAAGCTGCTGGAATGGGATTATATCTTGTTTCACACACGAAAGGTTCCGGAAAGACAAGAATGGCGGCAGGGATTGCAAATGAACTGATTGCACGTGGGAAACAGGTAAAGTTTGCTGTATCTTCTGCAATCCTGAAAGAGATAAAGGACACGTGGCATGAGGGGAGCGATTACACAGAGAGTAGACTGATAGATCAGTTATGCCTTGCAGAAATTTTGGTTGTTGATGATTTTGGAACAGAGAAAATATCGGACTGGGTGAATGAAAAATTTTATCAAATTTTGAATGAGCGTTATGTCCGTAAAAAAGTGACGATTTTTACTAGCAACGAGAAACTCTGTGAGAGCAAATATGACGAGCGGATCATAAGCAGGCTGAAAGAGAATTGTTACGAAGTGGAATTCCCAGAGGAATCTGTCAGAGAGTTGCTGGCAGAGCAGAAGAAAGCGGAAATGCTTGGGAGATTAGGATGATACACACAGAATTGATTAAAAACAGATTCAACTCCCTCGAAGAATATGAGAAATTCGCAGCAGAATGGACAGAGGTATGCTGTATGGTGAATCAGAATAGTCGGAATATGGGGAACAGGGAGCGATTTAAGAAGATCAGGAACTGGAATGGATGCAGATATTTAAAAAGAATTATTTGGAGGCACCAACTCTGTAAAGGGTTGATATATATCACAAAATTGTAAATACCTCCTGGCTGAATGGCTGGGAGGAAAGGAGGTACCATGGCACTATACAGAAAATTTGTCCGAAAAGGAGCGATAACAAACAAACTGATCTACAGAGGACATGAGTTTGTGGAAAGATGGGAAAAAGATGTTGTATTGATGTGCAAAGGAGATACAATCTCAAAACAAGTAAATAATACGTTCGATAACCTGAGTGTAAAAGAATTGGAAACCATAGAAAACTTAGGTTTTTATACAGATTTTGATTTGGAAGAAAAAATAAGTGAGCTGTCGGATTATGAGGCGTTATATGACGCCGAAGGTGGCAGCAGTAAGGAGAAAAGATGAAACCACAACACGCAGCAATAAAAATGCTGATTATAGAATACATACAAAAACATGGCTATCCACCAACAGTACGCGAGATAGCTAAGATGACAGGATATAAGTCAGCATCAAGTGTACAAGGACATTTGGTAAGGATGTTCGAGCTTGGTATTTTGGAGACGGACGAAAAACCGGGCGCATCAAGAGCGATAAGGGTTCCGGGGTATAAATTCGAAATGAGGTGATAGAGTGATAGCATTAATTCAATTTCTATTATTAATATTTTGGGTATTAGACATAACAAATATGCCGTTCATGGAGATGTTTGACACAACATATCCGATGAATGAGGTGTTTTGGCTGTTGATTTGGATTTTCGTATTGGGGTTTGAAGTTAAAACAAAAAAAGAATGATGGAGGATTGAGCGTGAGAAGATTAACTATAAGCAAAATAACGGAAGAAACAGGAACATATGAACTTGCACATAATTGTACCTTTATACGAGATGGAGAAACATGGTATAGAGATTTTGACAATGAAATCAGATTAAGAGATATGATGCGAGAAACCATAAAGAACCATTCACAGTACGATGAACAGTACGATGACGACGAGATTCTCGATGAAATTCTCTTCGAAAATCTGATGCATCCGGCAGGGAATGATATTGACGGATTGATAGCTGTGTTCAATATGCTTGCATGGAGTCATTCGGACCTAAGAGAAAGATTAAAAGCGTATGAAGACACCGGATTAACTCCGGAGCAAGTGCAGGAGCTAGCAGAGAGGGATACGGCGAAGAAACCGATTATCATCGGGGTGAATGGAGCCATTGGATGCAGAGTGGGGGAATGTCCAAAATGTGGAGGAATACTTAGAAGTTATATGAGGTTTTGCGACGAGTGCGGACAGAGATTAGATTTCGGAGGTTTAGATGAAATTTGAAAATGCATGTAACTGCATAGTAGATTATTCAATTTTAGAAAAAGCAATAAAAGAAGAATGTAGTAGAAGAAATATCACACCCAAAGACGAATACAAAATTTATCTTTATCGTGGATATGCTGGAATTTCAATAAAGCATGACAAGGTGTCGGTACATAGAATAATTGGGAAATATATTGTTGGATTTAATTTCGATTCAGAAATTCACGTTCACCATATTGATGGAAATAAATTAAATAATAATATTTCTAATCTTCAAGTAATTAAAAATTCGTTACATACAAAAGAACATAATTTAGTTCAATATGTTTCAGAAGAGTATAAAAGAAATTTTGGAAACAGGATGCGACATATTATTTCGAGAAGTGATGTTACAAAAGAAACAGTGATTTCTCTTAGGAACAAAGGGTTAACAATCAACCAAATTGCTGAAAAACTAAATTGTGGATATAACACTGTTTGCAGAAGATTAGGAATGAAAGATTAGATTGGAGTGAGTAGAGATGCGAGAAATACTTTTTAAAGCAAAGAGAAAAGATAATGGTGAATGGGTGGAAGGGTATTATTGCAAAACAACAATCGGAAATGATGTAAGACCTAGTGATGTGATTTTTGTTCCATTCAAAGTAAGCAGAAATGAAGAATGGGGATGGATGAAAGTAGATTCCGACACCCTCTGCCAGTACACAGGACTTACCGATAAGAACGGCAATAAGATTTGGGAGAATGATATTATAAGCATTAATGCATACTCTTACGATGAGCCGGAAGACGATTATTTTGGAGTCGTAAAGTATTGTGAAAAAGATGCTTGTTGGGTTTTAAAGAATAATGAGAGGTTTGATGAGATTATATGTGAGTGCTTTGGGAGTTATACAACACAGATGATTAATCATGGCAATATTTTCGATAATCCGGAGCTGTTGGAAGTGGAAGCACGCTAAGAGCAGCAGAACTTAACAGGAATGCATTTGGATTTGAAATTGACCGAACATTTTATAACAGGGCAAAAGATGAAATGCTTGTATTTGAAAAAGATAATCAGATGAGCATAGAGGACTTTCTGTAAACAGAGGAGAAGCCGGTACAATGACCGGCTAATTATGAAAAAGAAAATCTATATAAAAAACTAAATGCCTTTGTTTGATTATTACTATACACAGGATTTGTGATAATCCTGTGATGAAAAGATAGAAAGAATGTGAACGAAGCTTTAAAGATTTGTGAAAGTGGAGTAGGAGGATGAAACGATGGAGGAGTTAATAGTTGACTGCTTTGCTGGTGGAGGCGGAGCGAGTGTAGGAATAGAGATGGCGCTTGGAAGACAAGTGGACATTGCGATTAATCACGATCCGGATGCAATTTTGATGCACAAGACCAATCATCCGGATACACTGCATCTCACGGAAGATATTTTTAAGGTTGACCTGAAAAAATATGTACACGGCAAACGAGTAGCTCTGATGTGGGCGAGTCCGGATTGTACAAGTCACAGTAAGGCGAAGGGAGGGAAACCGAGAGAAAGAGGATTAAGGATTCTCCCCTGGGCGGTATACAAGCACGCGAAGGCAATTTTACCAGATGTGATCATCATGGAAAATGTAGAAGAAATCCAGCAGTGGGGACCTTTGGATGAAAACGGGCATCCGATTAAGGAACGGCGTGGGGAAGATTATAAGAAGTTCATTACGGCTATGAAAAGTCTTGGTTATATCTTTGATAGTAGAGAATTGGTTGCAGCGGATTACGGAGCGCCAACAACAAGAAAACGATGGTATGCAGTCTTTAGGAGAGATGGAAAAGATATTATGTGGCCAAAGCAAACACATTTTAAAGATAAAGAACCAAAATATGTAGAATGCGGAAAATTAATTGATTGGTCTGACCTTGGGAAATCCATATTTGGTCGCAAGAAGCCATTGGCGGAAGCTACGCAGAAAAGAATAGCGAATGGGATAAGAAAATATATCATTGAAAATCCTAATCCATATATTGTAAAAAATAAAGATGCTATTGCATTTCTAGTACAGTATCATGGCGAGCAGAAAGCCGGAGAATCAAGAGGCCAATTCTTAACAGAGCCTATCAGAACAATAGATACGAGTAATAGATATGGTTTAGTGACAGCGTTTATCACAAAATATTACAAAACTGGAATCGGGCAAGGATGTGATGAACCATTACATACTATTACTACATCGCCTGGGCATTTCGGCTTAGTATCTGCGTTCCTTATTAAGTATTACGGTACGGGATGCGGACAAGATTTAAGAGAACCTCTTGCAACAATTACAACGAAAGATAGATTCGGTTTAGTTAATGTAATTTTAAATATTGATGGAGAAAAATACATCATTAAAGATATTTTTCTTCGAATGCTAAAGCCAGAGGAGCTAAAACTTATGCAAGGATTTCCAAGAGACTATATCATTGACCGGGATTATAAGTGGAATCGTTACCCGGTAGCAAAACAAGTTGCTAGAATTGGAAATAGTGTAGTGCCGATCATGGCACAGAAACTTGTGGAAACAAACTGTAGTTATTTAAAAGTTGGAGAGCGGACACCGATACCGATTGTGAAAATGCAAGAGAGCGGACAAATAGCGTTTGGATAATATAGAGGACAGCGGAGCACGGTCTTAAGTGCCGTTGCAACAAGAAAGTGAGGTGAAATAGAGTTATGAATAGAAAAGAAACAACAGAATTTCTTGGGGAATTACTGAAAAAAGAAAAGTTTTCGGGAATGGGGAAATACTGGGCAAGTGAAGTAAGCATAGACTATGGCACAACAGATGTAAAAAGAGTTGATTTTATGCAATTTGAACCGATTGGCGTTTGCGGAATAAGTGCAATTGAAAAAGGAAGTTTTACATGTTATGAGATTAAGAGTTGTAAAGCAGACTTTAAAAGCGGATTTGGACAAAACTTTATAGCGGAAAAAAATTATCTCGTGATGCCGATGAAAACCTACAAAGAAATTATACAGGAAATACCGCAGGGAGTTGGAGTTTTAGTACCTATTCCGGTTTATGCGGATAAATACGAAGAATTTGAAAGTCCAACAGAATTATCTATAGATAAAGAATGGAAATTGTGCTCTATTAGAAAGTATATTCCGAAACTAAGAAAACGATCAATGACAGAATTATTATTCTGTATGTTGAGATCAGGGCATTAAAAAAATAGAGGACGGCGGAGCACGGTCTTAAGTGCCGTTGCTCCGACCTCACAGTATTATAGGCTCCTCTACTATATATACACGCGAACTTGAAAAAACTAACGCGGTTTAAAAAAATATAAAATTTGAAGGGAAGTGATAATTTGAGCTATGGAAGAACACGGAAACAAGCAAAGCTGGACGAAGAAAATACCTTTGATGATATTATAAAGCGAGGACCGAGTGAAACTGCAAAGTGGCACATGCAGCACGAAACATATCAGAGTATCGAGGTAATGGATTACATCAGGAAAATACATAAGGGAGGTGGTGCCGGTGGAAATGACAAAAGAACGGTTAGCATCGTACAGGAGCAACCGACAAGAGATCGCAGAGCTGGACTGGATGCTGAATAATCGTTGGAAGAGTGACAGTATGATAGGGAATGATGTTGTCTTCGATTATAGCAAAGGTTATCCAATGCCACAGTCGGTAGTCGGGTTTGATCAGAAGAAGTATGAAAGACTGCAGAACCGGGATTTGCGTAGAAAAACGTATCTCGAAAAGGAAAATGAGGAGATTGAGGATTTTGTAGGGAAGATTCAAAATAGTTTGATAAGAAGAATATTCAATCATTACTTCATAAACGGGGAAAAACCGGTGAAGCAGAGCGAGGTGGCAAAAAAAGTACATTTGGATCAAAGCTGTGTGAGTAGAAAAATTGATGAATATTTGAAAAACGCATAGCATGCATACGAAACATATTTATAATAACAATAGAGCCAATAGGCGAACAGCAATCGGCTCGGAGAATCGGTTGATTTCTCCTGACAAAATTCTTCTTGTATGAATCAGGAAAGGCACCTTGCAGATTGTGAGGTGTCTTTTTAGTTGAAAATAACATTTTAATATGGTAAAATGGCAAGGTTGAATGTTGGAGGAAATAATATGATTCATATTTGTGCGATTTTACTAATAATATGTATTTGTGAAGGAATTGCGATTTCCTATTTTCTGAAAAGTAAAAAAGAAAATCTTGATATTGAAGAAAAAATTAGCTTTTTTCGGGATTTTTGGGGTAAGTTTGTTTTTTATGTAATAGCAACTAGTGTAATAGGCTTATTTTTAGGAAGTATATATTTTGAAAAAATAGTGGGCTTGAATGAGATTAATGCATGGGTAGGAATTGTTTTGGGGCTTGTTGCGTTAATAATTGGTATTATTTCATTATTTTTGAGTTTTTATAATGTTGATCAAGCAAATAGAACGCAAGAGAAAACAGTTGAGATAATACAAACTTTTCAAGAAAACATGATTGAACATATGCATAAGTTGCAACTTGATGTTGAAAGAAAAATAGAAGAATCATCAGAGAAAACGCGTAATGAAATAAGAACGATGTATAACGATACAAGTGAATTTACTATAAAGAAAGAAAACAGTGACCCGGATTGGAATGAATAGTTATGAATGGGAATTTAAATATTTATGTTAGTGCATGTCAAGGATTTGACCCAAAAGGAAATAGCGTAATAGGATTGTATACAGATATAAAAGTAAAGGATCCTTACATAGATTTAGTAGTGTTTACAGGAATAAATTATGTAGGGAAAGAAGAAAGTGCTGAATTTAGATTGGACTATTTTCTAAAATGTTTGGAAGATAGAGATTTTTCTGGAAAAGATGGAAAAAAAATTCCGCTGTTCGCAATATTAGGAAGCACAAGTGCACGACTAGAAGAAAAAGAAACATATATGGTACATAGTAGTATGTTTACGCAGGGAAGAACGATTCCGGTACCGTGTAGTGGATTATTTGAAATACAGGCATATATAATGGAAGACGATATGAATATGGAGGATGATCCAACGGATAGATATAAAAAATATCAAGAGAGAAAGAAGCTACCGTCTTCAGCATTTAAATTTACAATTTCTAGAATGTAGGATACTTAAGCACCCTCTGGGGTGCTTTTCTAATACCAAAATACGGATACATAGCTCAGTGGTAGAGTACTTCACTCGTAATGAAGGGGTCGCAGGTTCAAGTCCTGCTGTATCCAGAGATAGAAAAGAAAGTTGATAGATTGGAAGGTGGTGAAGTGGCCAATGAAAAGAACTTAAAACCAGTGCGAACCAAGAGCGAAGCAAGAGAACGTGGAAGAAATGGCGGTAAAGCAAGTGGAGAAGCAAGGCGTAGGAAAGCAGACTTCCGGAAGACATTGAACATGTTACTTACCGCTGAAATAGATAGTCCTGAATGGAAGCCGGTACTGGAGGCACTTGGTGTAGAGTGTACTTTGGAGTCGGCTTTAAATATGGCGATGATTAAAGAGGGACTTGCCGGAAATGTGAAGGCATATGAAGCAATCGCGAAGTATGCAGGGCAGAGCACTCGGACCGATACGGATTTGGAAGAGCAGATGGCTAAAATCAATTTGATGCAGGCTCAAAAAGAGAAAGTACAGAAGCAAGAAGAACTTGTGGAAGAAACTGAATCCGGCATGAAAGATCCACATGAAGTTGTGATTCCGGAGTTTTGGGACATACTAGATGATACAGAACATGAGCATCAGATCATTACATCTGGTCGTGCCGGAACGAAGTCAAGTTTTTCCGGGATTTTGGGAATCAGTACGATTGTTGGAGATGAGCCGGCAGCAGTTGTCGTTCTCCGTAAGCGACATAATAAGTTGCGTAAGACGGTGTACAAAGAAATGATTCGTGCTATCGGACGTCTTGGTATGAGTAAAGATGATTTTGATATTGGAGTCTCTCCGATGGAAATTCGATACAAAAAGAATGGGAATGTAATCTATTTCTCCGGATCTGATAGCATCGATGATACGAAAGGTATTATTGACGAGGACAAGCCGATACGTCTTGTAATTTTAGATGAGCTAACGGAATTCTTTGATGTCGGAGAAGGTGAGGATGAATTAACCAATATCGAGGCTACTTTTGTTCGTGGAAATGATGAAGGATTCCGTATGGTTTACTTGTACAATCCTCCGAAGAATCCAAATGCACCGATTAATGTTTGGTGTCTAAAAATGGAAATGAGATCTGATGCGGTCCATAAGCATGTAGACTATCGAGATGTTCCAATAAGCTGGATTGGAAAGAAATTACTGGAATCAGCAGAACTTCTAAAAGAAACAGATTACAGGTTATATCGCTGGGTATGGCTTGGAGAATGTGTTGGTGTTGATGATTTGATTTATTACATGTTCAACGACAACCATCGTAAAGAACCGGAAGCTAGGTATTACAAAATCATCGGAATTGGAGTGGACTATGGACAGCAGAACGCTACAACATATCAAGCTGCAGGAGTGAATATCAGCAAGCGGCGAATAGAAGGGCTTGGGGAATTCTTTCATTCAGGAAGAGATTCCGGAAAGCAGAAAAGCCCGTCTGACTATGCGAAAGAGATGATTTCTTTTACAGATGCATTGCATGAAGAGTATTCGTGCGGTGCTTTTTATATTTACATAGACCCATCGGCGAAAGGATTAGCAGAGGAAATTAAGCGTATAGCGATGCAAAGTAGAAAATACAACATCATAATCAAAGATGCAGAAAATGATGTGAGCATCGGAATACAGAGAGTGCAGAAGTGCCTTACTTATCAGATCATGACGATATCGGAGCGACAAGAAAACTTGATTCGAGAGATGGGAACATATGAGTATGATCCAAAATCTGTAGAATCAGGAAAAGAAAAACCGATGAAAATAGATGATCATTGTTGCGATGCCTGGAGATACTTGGTGATGGGACTGTGGACAAAAATTAAATACTTCCTTCCTGAAGGAGAAAGAGGTGAGAACGATTAATATATTTACATACTTTAAAAAACTAGGAATTGATACGGTAGATTCTTCGTTTTATTCGCAGATTAAGAAATGGGAAAACTGGTATAATGGAGACGTGCAGAAAATCCATCGCTATTATGTATACAATGGGAAAAATCAGATTCGCTGCAGAAGATTGAGTTTATGTATGGCGAAAAAGCTGTGCGAAGATATGGCAGACTTGTTGCTGAATGAACGTGTGAAGATTACGGTTGGAAATTCAGATGCAACGAATGACTTTGTACAGAAAGTACTTGAAAAAAATAAGTTCCTCGTGAAGGGAAACGATTATCAGGAACGAAAAGCATGTACAGGCACAGTTGCATATATTGCGCAGATCAAAGACGCACAAACCGATGAAGAGGGAAATGTATCCGGCGGAAACATATGTATTAATTACCTGCAAGCAAAAAATATCTTCCCGATTTCTTGGGAGAATGGAGAAATTGCAGAGGTGGCATTTCTTTTTCCGAAAACGGTAGAAAGAAAAAAATATGCATTGATACAAATACATAGACTTGGAGAAAAAGGCGGTGCGCAGCAGTACTTTATAGAAAATCATGTAGTGCAGTGTACAAGTGGAGCCGGTACAGAGATACCGCACGAAAAATGGGGAGAGTTAAAGCCATTTGCAGGTATATCGCCGATTATAGAGACCGGTTCTGATAAGCCACAGTTTGTTATCGACCGGTTAAATATTGTAAATAATTCGGATGAGGATGATACAAATCCAATGGGAGTTAGTATCTTTGCAAATTCGATTGATACATTGGCCAAGATAGATATGGAATATGACTCTTATGCGAATGAGTTTAACCTTGGAAGAAAGAGGATATTTGTTGCGCCGGAAATGCTTTCTGATATTGATGGAAATCCGGCGTTTGATGAAAATGACACAGTGTTCTATCAACTTCCGGAGGACACAGAGATGGGAAATAATCCTATTTACGAAGTGAATATGGAGTTAAGAGCAGAAGAACACAGTAAGGCAATCAATGACGACTTGAATTTCCTATCCTTTAAATGCGGATTTGGTACGGAAAGATACAGATTTGACCGCGGAAGCGTTACAACCGCCACACAGGTTATTAGTGATAATTCTGATATGTACAGAAGCCTTAAAAAACATGAGATAATCTTAGAAAGCGTCATAAAAGATTTGATAAGAATCATAATCCGGCTTGGAGTAGTACTAAGAATTCCAGGACTTTCAGAAGATGTTGAAATAACGATTGATTTTGATGATTCGATTATCGAAGACAAAGCATCGGAACGCAAACAGGACATGCAAGATGTGAGCATGGGAGTGATGCGTCATGAAGAATACCGTGCAAAATGGTATGGAGAAACAAAAGATGAGGCACTTAAGAACCTGCCTGAACAAAATAAGGTTATGGAGTAGGTGATTTGATTGAGGGAAGATTACAAGAAACAATTATCAAGCAAGATTGAGAAACGCTTCTCTAATTTGGAAATGCGGATCATGGAAGATATTGCTCGACGAATCAGACGAAGCGGGGAAATTACAAGCACAGCAGACTGGCAGATAAACCGGTTACGGATTCTTGGATATTCGTCCGAGGACATCGAACAGATGCTGAAAGAAACGTTAGGTAAATCTTACCCGGAAATGTTCGAACTGTATGATAAAGTCATTGACTGGGAATACGTTCGAAACAAAGATATCTATGAACAGATTAATGCAGAGTTTATTCCTTACGAAGACAACGAGGAGTTGCAGCAGATCGCCGAGGCACTTATTAGACAGAGTAGTGAGGAATTAAAAAACATCACGAAGTCTCTTGGTTTCTATCTTGATTATGGAAACGGAAAGCCAGTGTTGACACCATTGGCAGAGGTGTATCAGAAGTATTTGGATGCTGCCTGTATGGATATTGTGTCCGGGGCGTTTGATTACAACAGTGTCCTACGAAGAGTTGTGACGCAGTTAACAAACAGTGGACTTCGAAAGATTGATTACGCATCCGGAAGAGCAAACAGAGTGGATGTGGCTGCTCGTAGAGCGGTTATGACTGGAGTATCACAATTATCCGGAAAAATATCCGAAATGAACGCTAAAAAACTTGGAACAGAGCATTTTGAGGTGGAATGGCACGCTGGAGCCCGTCCAACTCATGCGACGTGGCAAGGAAGAGTTTGGAGCAAAGAAGAGCTTATAACTGTATGTGGACTGGGAAGTGTTACCGGATTACTTGGAGCAAACTGTTATCACACTTATTATCCTTTTATTCTTGGGATATCTGCAAGGAACTGGACTGACGAGTGGTTGGAAGAGCAGAATCGCAAGGAGAATACTCCAAAGACATTTAACGACAAAGAGTACACCTTGTATGAAGCAAAACAGCGTCAGAGACAGATGGAAACAGCTATGAGAGCACAACGTGAAAAAGTACAGCTTTTACAGGCGGGCGGTGCTGAATCAGATGATGTGATGCTTGCAAGGGCAAAATATCAAGGACAGCTCAATGAATATTCGAGGTTCTGTCAAAAAATGGGGCTGACAGAAGAACGTGAGCGTATTTATTATGATATGCGTGGAAGAATAGCAACGAATACGAAGATGCAAAATGCACGGTACACTTCTGATATGATTCGGAATGCTGACAGAGATTCAAAACAGTATTATAGTTACAAAAATATTGTTGGAGATGAGTTTGCAAGTCTTGCTGATTTCCGGCAGATGAAGTATAATAAACCTAAAGAGTTCAGTTTGTTGACAGATTATAAAAAATCTGTTGAAAACGGAATGATATCTCCATTATCTGGATTTAAAAATTATAAAAAATTGCATGGCAAAATAGAAAAGAATATTGTTGGTATGAGGACATCCAATGGGATAAGAATTTCAGGACAGAGCAAACATTTTATAGAACGTGTCATAGGGACAAAAGAAGACCCGAAGACTGAAAGACCAAGAAGTGGAGTTGAAATTGAGGATATACGGTATGCACTTTTGTACGGGCAAGTCAGGACGAGAAAAAGAGATCCTGATAGTGTTAAATTTGTTACAGATAAATGTATTGTATCGGTAAATCCAAAGACAGGCATTCTAATTCAGTGTAATCTGCAATAGGGAGGCGATGATATGATCATAAAATTAAATAATGAGATGTCAAAACTTCTCTTGGAAGAAGTTGAAGACGCGCAATCTTTGATTTCGAATCAACGGAAACTAGACTCTGACGTTAAAGAGTTGGAAGTATCAGATATAGAAGAGCTGCAACTTTTAGTAAACGATGAAATCGTATATCGAGGTTTAGACCAGCAAGAAACCGTTAATAATTTAGGTAAGAAGTTGTATAGACTGTACGATGAAATTCTTCATCAGAGACATTATAGTAATTAATACCATTCATTCTTCAGAGTGAGTGGTATTTTTGTACACATTTTTAGGATGTGGATAACATGACAAAGAAAAATTTAATTGGAAAAGGAGTGAAGCTATTTGATTAATGTGTATATTAGAAAGAGCGGGAATCATTACAACGAATATGAAATAACAGGGCATGCAAATTACGCAACGAATGGGAAAGATATCGTGTGCGCGGCTGTATCAGCATTAGAGGATTCTATGCTTGTATCACTCGAAAATATGAAAGTTTTAATTTCGAAGACACAGTATATAAATGAACATGCATCTATTACGCTAATCAATCCGAACGAATATACGGACGTCGTATTGTCTGTTTTTGAAAATGGGATTAGCAGATTAGAAGAGGCCTATCCAGATTATGTTAAATTACACCTTGAAACATAGGTGTTTTTATTTTGTCCAAACCATGATGACTGTAAAAGCTATGGAAAACACTCACAGGAGGAATAGAAAAATGAAAAACAGGATGTTTATGAATTTACAGTTTTTCGCTGACGGCGGCGAAGGCGGCACTGGTGGTGACCAGGGCGGAAATGTCGGTACACAAACAGGTGGAAACAGCAACCATGCCACATACAGTTATGAGCAGGCAGAAGAAATTGCAAACGCACGTGCACAAAGAGCAGAGCAGGCGGCGTTAAAGTCTTATTTTCAACAACAAGGAATGTCGCAAGAGGAAGTGACACAGGCACTGGCTGATTATAGACAGAAAAAGCAGTCGCAACAGCCAAATGTGTCAGCGATCCAAAAAGAACGTGATGATGCGCTTGCAAAAGTGACGCAGTATGAAAATGAAAAGATTCTTGTTGGAAAAGGTGTAAAACAGGAAGATATTGACTATGTGGTATTTAAGGTCAATAAACTTGTTACGGATAAGAAAGATTTTAAGACCGCAGCAGAAGAATACCTGAAAGAGAATCCACGTTTTACAGGGCAGACTTACAAGATGTCTACCGGCGCAACAACAGGGAATGCATCAAGCGGGACAGAGGCGAAAAATGAAGCAATGAACAATATGATCAGAAACGCATTTCGGCGTTAGAAAGAGAGGTAAAAAATGAATCGAAACGGAAAAATTAGAAAACCATTAAATCTACAGAAGTATGCAACATCCGATATGATTGATAGAACCGGTGCAGAAGCACTTATTTCAGAACAGGTGGCAAATGAAATCATCCAAGGTGTAGCAGAGCAGTCAACGGTCCTTAGAATGGGACGTAAACTTCCGAACATGTCAAAGAAAAAATATCGTATGCCAGTGTTAGATATGCTGCCAATGGCATATTGGGTAAATGGTGACAATGGATTTAAACAGACATCAAAACTGGCATGGAAAAACAAGTTTATTACAGCAGAGGAGCTTGCAGTTATCATTCCAATCCCGGAAGCAGTGCTCGATGATGCAGACTATGATATTTGGGGAGAAGTAAAACCAAGAGCGATTGAAGCGATTGGAAGAAAAATTGACGGTGCTGTCCTCTTTAATCTTGAGAAACCAGATACATGGCGTGATGGACTTGTAAAAGGGGCTACGGACGCAAAAAATGTAGTAACGCTTGGTACATCCGACGACTTATACGACAAGATCATGGGTGAGGATGGTGTAATTGCAAAAGTAGAAGAAGCAGGTTTTTTCCCGTCGGGACACATGGGAGATGTCACGATGAGAGCAAAATTAAGAGGATTGAAAGATTCAACAGGACAGCCAATCTTTAAATCAGATATGCAGGGTGCGACATCTTATGCATTAGACGGTTCTCCAATGGATTTCCCTCGTAACGGTGCATTTGATAAAGCACAGGCTCTTATGATTACCGGAGACTTTTCACAGCTTGTTTACTCTATTCGACAGGACGTGACATATAAATTATTAGATCAGGCTACCATCGTTGATCCATCAACGAAAGAGGTTGTATATGCGCTTGCACAGCAGGATATGGTAGCACTGCGAATTGTAATGCGTCTTGGATGGGAAGTGCCTAACCCGATCAATGGGCTAAAAGAAAAAGAATCAGAAAGATTCCCATTTGCTATCTTGAAGTCGGGGGTGTAAAAAGAAGGAGGAATGACAGATGCAGATTGTAGATGCGATTAAGAATCTTACCGTTGCCATGAAAGGCAGCGGTACAGTAGATGATATCGATGAGAATCAAATTGCAGATTGTATACAGTACATAGCAGACAACTGGTCCACTATCAAAAAAACAATTCAAGGAAGTGGATACACACTTCCAGCGGCAAGCAAGACAACTCTTGGAGGAGTCAAACAGGCAGCACGTGTAAATGAAGCAGCGGATGCAAATGTAACAAAAGCAGAATTTAAGGCTTTGCTGGACGCGCTGAAAGCCGCTGGAATTATGGCAAGTGCATAAAGGAGTTGATGGTATGGCAATTGTAGATTACATCTATTATGTAGGAGAATATGGTGGAAATACTGTTCCAGAAGAAGAATTTTCAAAAAGTGAGAAGAAAGCAGAAGCATATTTAAAAAACATAACTCATGGGAAATTGACAGTAGAAAACGTTTCTGAGTATGAGAATGTAAAAGATTGCATCTGCGAAATGGCGGAAGCAGTGTTTCAATATTCTCCCGAAAAGAAGGAAAAGAAATCTGAATCAATCGATGGATATTCTGTTAGCTATGTGACAGAGACTACAGACGGGGACAACTCTGTTACAGCAATGAAAAGAAAGCTGTATTCGATTGCGAAATATTGGCTCTTGAATACAGGACTTTTATATCTGGGGGTGGAATAATGCTGACGAATACAGATATTACCATTTACAGCCGAGAATATGACCCGTCTTCTCGGCTTGATAAGTGGAAGAGAACTTACATATCAGAAGCATGGTGGTTTAAAGAAGAGAAGTCATCGGTTACTACAGACGGTTTGAAATCTGCAGATGTGTACACAGTGCGGGTACCTGGAACAAAAGTAAAAGTCAAGAAAGACGATTATATCGTAAAGGGAAATTGCCGAATTGACATGCAAACAGTAAAGGACTTGGATGGGTGCGAAAATATGCGAGTAACATCTGTAAATTACAATGCATTCGGTGATACTCCTCATGTAAAGGTGGTAGGCGCATAATGGCAAAGGGAAAGAAGAAATTCGAGATTGTAACACCTAGGGGAACAGTGTATGCACAAGCCAGTAAAGGCGGAAAGGTTAGTTCAAAGTTGGAGTGGAATCCCGAATTTGCACCGAGCAAAGAGAAAGGATTTTCCAATGCGCAGGAGTTTGTTGATTCCGAATGCATTCGTAGAATGAATCCGGAGACTCCACGGCGCACGGGTGTATTGATTAAGTCAGCTACGCTTGGAACGGTTATAGGCAGCGGAGAAATCAATCAGATTGCACCATATGCCCGTAGACAATATTATGAGCATAAAGAAAAGTCATATTGGTTCGAACGTATGAAAAACCGTCACAAAGATTCCATTTTGAAGGGAGCCGCACAGTATGTCAAAAATCATTGAGAACATTAGGAGCTTTATTCTGGAGTGTCCGTTTCTTCAAGATTACCGAGTTAACGTAGATTATCTGGGAGAGAATATGGAGTATTCCATTGATCCTCTCCCGTGCGACCCGATTATTCAAAAATACGTTGATAGCGGTGCGAAGAAACAGTTTCAATTTGCTTTTACCAGTCGAGAGCGATACGATCAGGACACTCGCATCAATATTGATAATAGTGGATTTTATCAAGAATTTGACGAATGGCTGGAAGAGAAAAGCTTCGCCGGAGAGCTGCCCTTACTAGAAAAAGGGAAAAGTCCGGTTAAAATAGAAACTTTAAACAGCGGTTATTTATACGATGTAGACGGAGACAATGCGAGATATCGTATAGAGTGCCGCTTGATTTATATACAGGAGGTATGAAAATGGCAGTAACCAAAGAACAAAAATTGGTAAATCGTTCGCAGAGAGTTGCTTTCATGAATACGGATACAACTGGAGGAACTGCTAAATTCGAGAGAATGACAGGGTTTACGTCTATGACGAATGCAAAGAATCCGAAAGAGTATTCAAGGCAGTATGTAGATGAAGATTCTGAAAGAGCGGACGTAGTTGGCTATGCTCCGTCTATTGATTATTCATTTGACAGGTATTCAAATAACCCGGTGCACGAGAGAATTGCATCGATCCACGATGGGGAAAAACTAGGAAGTGACACACATGTGGATATTATTGTCGTAGATCTTTTTAAAAAGAGTACGACGGGTGACAAATTTTACGCAATCAAACGTACATATGCGGTAATTCCGGATTCTGATAGCGATGGAACGGATGCCCTTATTTATAGCGGTTCATTTAAGTCGGTATCTGAACTTGAGGAAGGTTATGTTACGTTTGCTGGAGAGGGTAGAAAAGAAGCAACATATACAAAAGGCGATTACAACGCAGCAGAATAAGGAGGAGAGCCAATGAGCCAGTGGAAATATAATAACGTGGAACTCGAAATCGATATGGAAGATGTAGAGTTCCAAGAAAGATATGAAAATGCATTTAACATAATGGAAGAGGAAGAGAAGAAGATTAAAAAAGACGGTAAAGTCTCAGAAATAACGAAAGCGTATTGTAACCTCTTTTGGAATTTATTTGATAATATCTTTGGATCAGGAACAGCCGACAAATTATTTGAAGGAAAGGTTAATTCCAGACTCTGTGACGAGTGCTACGATTCTTTTCTTTCTTTCTGCAAAGCACAAGTAGTTCAAGTTGGAAAGAAACGTGCGCAAAGGTTGTCTAAGTACAATGTTAATACTACAAGGAAGTGATCTCTGTGAATTTATTCTATGAAGAATATCCGAAGACACTAGAGATATGTGGAGAACCAATCCCGATTGTTACTGATTTTAGAGAGTATATAAAGCTGCTCGACATGATCAAGGACGAAGAGGTAAGTGACGAAGAAAAAGCATTCCTTTTGTCAGAATACTTCTTGTTGGAAGTTGGTGATTTTGAAGAAGCGATATTAAAATTGAGCAATTTCGTGGCTATGTGTGAAGTGAACGAAGGCGGAAATAGTAAAGGAAATGCTAAACCGCTTTTCTCATTCCGTGCAGACTATCCATACATTATGGCGGGATTTTTACGCGATTACGGGATTGATTTAAGCGAAATAGAATATCTGCACTGGTGGAAATTTAGGATGCTGTTTGAGGGGTTATCCGAGGATACTGAGATTAAACAGCGCATTATGTACAGAGGGATAAATTTGGAGGAAATAAAGGATAAAGACGAGAAAAAGAGAATAAGGAAGATTCAAAATGCAATTCGCCTTCCGGAAGAGATTTTAACAGATTATGATATTGGAAATGCGTTTGCGTAAGGGGTGATATTTTGAGAATAAAAACTCCAATTTTAAGGAGAGATTGGGTGAAGTGCCCATATTGTGGATGTAAACTCGCGATCGCAGACAATACCGCGAGATGTGAAGGTATTTATATTAAATGCAGGGTATGTAAAAGAGAGATTGAGATAAAGAAATAAAGCACTTTAAATTGAGCCATTGAGCCTGTGCTATTCGCAGAAAGGGAGTGAATAGTATGGGCTATGATGGCTCATTGAAATTTGATACAGAAATTAGTGAAAAAGGTTTTAACAAAGGAATAAAGAATTTAGGAAATATCGCACAAGGTGGTTTAAAGGTATTAGCTGGATCTGTTGCGGGAATTGCTGCAGGATTTGGAGTAATGACAAAATCTGCACTGGATTCGTTTGCGAGCTTAGAGCAGAATATCGGTGGAGTTGAAACCCTATTTAAAGACAGTGCGCAAAAAGTAATAGATAGTGCTGAGAATGCTTATAAAACTGCAGGACTTTCTGCTAATGCTTACATGGAAACGGTAACAAGTTTTTCGGCGTCGCTATTGCAGTCGTTGGGAAAAGATACCGAAAAAGCGGCGGATTATGCAGACAGAGCAATCATAGATATGTCCGATAATGCCAACAAGATGGGCACAAGCATGGAGATGATCCAGAACGCCTATCAGGGATTTGCAAAGCAGAATTACACCATGTTGGATAATCTAAAACTTGGCTATGGTGGAACTGCATCTGAAATGTATAGACTTTTACAAGATGCAGCAAACTTGAACGAAGAATTTGCAAGCACTGCAAAATTTTCAATGGATTCAAAGGGACATTTAGAAGCTAATTTTGCAGATATTACAGAAGCGATTCACATCGTCCAAACAGAAATGGGGATTACCGGGACAACAGCAAAAGAAGCCTCAGAGACAATATCCGGTTCTATCGCATCTGCGAAAGGAGCTTTTGATAATTTTCTAAATGGAACTGGATCGCCAGAGGCTCTTGCAGAATCTATGGTGACAGCTGGGAAAAATGTGCTGAAGGGGTTGGGCGAAATTGTCCCGCGGCTCTTGCAGACGTTGCCGGAAGTGGGAAAGTTAATCCAAGAAAACCTGGTTAATTCATTGTCCGGAGATAGTATGCAGAAGATAGTGGAAGCAGGAAAAAACGCTGTCATGTCTTTAATAGACGGGATGCTTGCTTCTGTTCCAACTATCATTCCAGTTGCTTTGAATTTTGTAAAGCTTATTGCGGATACTGTTATAACAAACGTTCCCACATTAATTCAAAAAGGTTATGAATTACTTAGTAATTTGGTTGATGGATTTGTGAAAGCAATTCCTGAAGCATTGCCAAAGATTCTTGATTTTGTCCAGGGAATAGGAGATAAGTTAGCAGAAGCTGCGCCGATATTAATTCAAAAAGGATTTGAACTACTACAAAAACTGGTTGAAGGGATCATAACAGCGGTACCAATTTTAATTTCGCGCGTTCCGGAGATTATTTCTACATTCGCAAATATCATCAACGATAATTTCCCGACTATATTGATGAAAGGCGCTCAACTTTTAGGTCAATTGGTACTTGGATTAATTCAATCGATTCCGACGCTGATTGCGAATATCCCGAAGATTATAAGCGCCATTGTGGACACGTTGATGGCATTTCAGTGGCTTAATCTTGGACGTGGCATTATTAAATTTTTAGGCGATGGAATTGGTGCAATGAAAGATTTTGTCGTCAAAAAAGGATCTGAAATTTTAATCGGTCTAAAAAATACACTGATGAATTTGCCGTCTACACTTGCAAATATCGGAAGAACTGCTGTTTCAGGTCTTGGAAATGCAATCTCGGCAGGAATTAGCTGGGTGAAGAATGCAGCAGGAAATATTGTTTCAGCGATTGTTAATACAATCAAATCAATACCAGGGGGAATGCTTTCTATAGGTAAAGATATTGTAAAAGGCTTGTGGAATGGTATTTCTGATATGACAGGATGGGTAATTGATAAAATCCAAGGTTTCGGAGAATCTGTGCTTGGTGGAATTAAAGACTTCTTTGGAATTCATTCTCCGTCAAGAGTTATGCGAGATGAAGTTGGAAAATATATGGCTCAAGGTGTCGGTGTTGGGTTTGAAAAAAATATACCTATAAAGCAAATGACTGCAGGCATGAAAAAAGCAATTGGCAAGATACAGACTGCAGCTATAGGAGTAACGTCTACGATGCCAATGACCGCGAAAGTTGCAATGAAAGCAGTGACAAACAACTACACGGATACGCAGATAGACTACAAAAAGATAAAGAAAGCTCAGCTAGAGGCTAATAATGAGTCAAACGAACGACCTGTTATTTTAAATGGTAGACAAGTTAACAGAGCATTAAAGGATGGAGGTTATGTACTGGCATGATAGTTAGATATGTAAATCATAATGGCACAGAAGTGAATCTTAATAAAGAACCATATAAGATGCTGGTATCTGACCTTTTAGATTATGAATGGGAAGTGTCTACAACATCTAATAGAATTGTCGGATTTGGATACACGGTAAGGGAAAAAGCATTAAATATTGATGTGCATCGCAGTAAATCAGCTGGAGCGCGAGAAAATATGAATGCTTTGACAGAAATCTTTGAAACAGATATTCTGTCGGGAATCCCCGGACGGTTATATATCAACGATCAGTACATGACTTGCTATATTAAGTCATCGGAAAAAGATAATTGGGGTGCAGATCAGATTATACAGTGTGAGTATGGAATTATAACCGATTTCCCATTTTGGATTACCGAAACCGAGTTCTCCTTCAAAATATCGGATATTACATCTACGGATAACAAGCGATATCCTTATAAATATCCATACAGGTACGCAAACGGAATGAACAACACATATATTATCAATCCGCATTTTACAGAAGCAAACTTTAAACTGAGAATATATGGACCGGTTGTTAATCCACAGATCGGCATCGGCGGATATCCGTATCTCGTAAATATCGTACTGGAAGAAGGAGAATATCTCGAAATCAACAGCATGAAAGAAACAGTAGAGAAAGTAGCTGTAAATGGAGAGCGTGAAAGTGTTTTTAATAACCGTGCAAAAAAGAAGAGTATTTTTAAGAAAGTCCCTCCAGGAAAACAGGAAATCGTATGGCCAGGAACGTTTGATTTTGACTTGCTGATCTACGAAGAGAGGAGCGAACCAAAGTGTCAGAATTAAAATTTATTGCAGCTACTCCCTTTGGAGAGGAAATTGACTACATGAGCGAGGTGCGTGAGATTGATGTTGATTTAGGTGATACGAATGACTTCCAATTCCAGTTGCCAGTTTCCGAATGGACAAAGAGAAAGTATTGGTATGAAAATCGTATTTTTATACCCGACACGGAGTATGGCGGAATCATCGATGATATACAGTCCGATGGATACGAGCTGACTTTTAGTGGATTGACATGGCGAGGATTGTTGATGCGAAAAGTCGTAGAGCCACCGACTGGGAAAGACCACCTTGTGCTGAATGGAGAATTAAATAGTATATTGAGAGAATTGATAAAGGATCGATTCGATGGTCTTTTTTTTGTTCCGGAAATCTCTACTGATGTAGCGGTTAAGGATTGGCAAGTGGATAGGTATGTGACGTTATATGATGCAATTACAAAGCTACTGACAGCTTATAAGCATCGTTTACAGATATCTTATATAGAGCCTGATGGACTTGATTACGGATATGTAAGCCTTCAAGCTGTTCCGATTACGGACTTTTCAGAAGAACTAGAGTATTCGCAGGAATCCGAACAGATATCTCTTACAATAGAAGATTACAGGGGCGGAATAAATCATTTGGTTTGTGCCGGCGAGGGACAAAACGAAGAACGTGTGGTATTACATCTTTACGTGCAAGAAGATGGTAGTATTGGCAAGACGCAGTTTTATAAAGGCTTGGCGGAGCGTGCAGCGGTTTATGATTTTTCAAGTGCAGATCTAGCACAACTGGAAAAAGATGGAACAAGCCGATTAAAAGAACTGCAGAACTACAAAAAATGCAATCTTGCAGTAGACGATGGAGACTACGAAATTGGAGACATTATCGCTGGTTACGACACCGTGACAGAAACATACGTACAAAAGCCGATTATCGGAAAGATACTGAATATACAAGGAAACACTGTGAAAATCGAATATAGAGTAAAAGGAGATGATTAGATGGGATTTAAAGGACTTACGTTAAATACACCGCCGGAAGAGACAGCACATATTTACGCAGAAGACGATGCTGCTATCTTCCAGTCTATTGTGGGGGGAGATGGAGTATTCACGCTCGGCCAGCAGTGTAAGGCAACTACACTCAGCAACAACAAAGTGAGAATTGCAGATGGTATTCTGATTGTAGGTGGACATTTTGCGAGAATACCGTATGGAGAATACGAGGACTGCGAAATTGCAAATGGAGAAACAGGAAAGAAAAGAAATGACTTTATTGTAGCGGTGTTTGAAACAACCGGAACAGGTGGAATTGACGAGATGCACTGCACTGTAAAAAAAGGAGTTGCAGGAGCTACAGCGGTGGATCCGGAGCTTAAGCAGGACGATATTTACAACAACGGAAAAATCAGAGAGTTACCTCTTTACAGGGTAAAAATCGAAGGATTAAGTATCGTTGCTGTAGAGCAAATGTTTAAACTAAAATCTGATATGTCTACGCTAAATAAAAGATTGTCCGAGTTAAAAGATTATGTGATCGAAAGCGGCAAAGCCCAAATCGCATCAACGAGCAGGTATAACTACTACGAAAAGTACGCAAGTGGAAAGCTAGTGCAGTGGGGAGTAGCAAACTACTCGTATACGGATGGTTTTGGAAGAATGACTTATCCAATACCTTTTTCCGGAAGTACAGATAATTATATGCTGTTTGTGCAAGGACAATATATGCCCGGGAAAGTTGTCGAGATAATGGTGGCATCTAAACATTCAAACAGCCAAGGGTATGCGTATGCTCTATATTCCGATAACAAAAGACCCGATACACATAATTTTGACTGGTACGCAATTGGACGATGGAAGTAGAAAGGAGAACAGTATGGAATTAATTTTTGCAGATGCAACAAAAATACAAATTCAGTCAGCACAGGAGACAGGCAAAAAATTAGAAATTAAGGTTATACAAGTTGCGCCAGCGCAATTGCGGGAACTCTTTACAGACCCGGTAAAGACAAAAATCATGCGCATCACAGAACGCGAACAAAATATTGCCGAATACGAGGGCTATACGGAGTTTTACCGCACGGAAGAGTACACAGGTGGAATTTATGGTGTAGTTATTAATCAAGTTGGAAAGAGTTCGGAAGAACGGATAAAACAGCTTGAAACGGAAAACGCAGCATTAAAAGAAGCGTTAGTAAATGCAAATACGCAGATTACAGACCTGCAGGGCGCCATCTGCGAACTATACGAAATGGGGGTGCAAGCATGATCTACATTGCAAGAGTATACGCAGATTTAATACAAAAAGAAAAGAAGAGCATCAAGGATGTACCTGAGAAAATCCGAGAACAGGTAAGAGAAATTTTGGAGGCAGAACAAGGATGATAATCGTAGATTACAACGACATCGGAATAAAACGTGGACTTTGGCAATATGACTTTGGACAAGTGTTACGAATTCAAGGCGGAAACCTAAAATCAGCGGTAGAAATTCATTTTTCGTTGCAGGAAACAGGTGGTGAAGCTGTAACGCGAATCGGTACAACGAAAGATGGAGTAACAGACGTAGTTATTCCGGATACGATGCTGATAAATGACGACATCGACGACAAGTATAATATATACGTATTTATTTATATTGCAGATCGGGAAAGCGGAGAGACCGAAAAGAAATTTGCACTGGAAGTAAAAAGCAGACCAAAACCGGAAGCGTTTGATGCTACTGAGGATAAGAAATTGTTTGAAGAGGCGATTAAAGCAGTAAATGAATCCGCCGAACGTGCCGAAACCGCAGAACAGCAAGCAGCAAAGCACGCAGAACAGACGAAAGCAGATGCACAGAAAACAACAGCGGACCGGCAAGAAGTAGAGAAACTAGTCGAATCTGTATCCGGCATCGGAGAACAGGTGCAAATTGTTAAGGATTATAAAGAACAAGCACAGACTGCAGCAACTAACGCTTTGCTATCCGAACAGGAATCTAACGAAGCGAAAGAAGCAGCGGTACAGGCACAAGGTCGTACTGAATCAGTGGCAGACGAAGTAGAGCAACACGCTCTTGAAGTTGCAGGAGATAAAGCAGAAGTCGAGAGACTGGCTACACAGGTGCGACAGGATAAATCCTCTGTGGAGCAAACTGTACAGGGGGTTGGAAACACAGCACAGCAAGCGGAGCAGTCTATAAATACAGCTAAAACAAAAGCAGTAGAAGCTGTAAATGCTACCAAGACCGATGCGGTTAAAGCAGTGCAAACGGAGGGTACAAAGCAAACTGAAGCGGTACAGGCCAAAGGGCAAGAGGTAATAAACTCCATTCCGAGCGATTTTACCACGCAGATGCAGTCTAAAATCGACAAGCAGCAGGGCGCTGAAAACGCTGGAAAAGCCCTTGTTGTTGGGAAAGACGGAAATGTCGTACCGGGAGAGGTGCAAAACGGTAGAATGAAATTACTTGTTAGGTATACGCACAAGGCGAATGGCTCGATGGAATTATCCAATTTGGACTTACAAACAGGCACATTTACAACAAGTGAACCGCATGGATTAAAAGAAAATACCGCATTGTATATAAAACCCTTAGCAGGTTGCTTGCCGAAGCACATTCCGATTGAAATTTTTAAAAACAATCCTGGTCAGTGGGGAAGAGGTAATATATACGCACATGTTATAGACGATTTTAATTTTCAAGTTTTGTCCAAGAAAGATGGAGACATCTTACAGTTTACAAACGCCACAAACAGTGAAGTAGATGTAAAATACTTTACATTTGAGTACAACATGAAAAAAATAACTCTTGATAATATCAATTGTAGAGTGATAGATATTGTAGCAAATGGCATGTGTTCGGGAGGATATTTTGCAGTAAAGGCTACTACGAACTACGGAAATACTTATTCTACGAGAACAAGTTCGAATACGTACTCATTTTTTAGTACTGGTCAAACGCCTGCACATTATCATTATGCCTGTAGAATGATGTTTGATAAAGGAATTGTAACCGCAACGATTCCAATCGTAGCAATGTCCCTAGATGGAACGTCATACTCAAACAACAATGTAAACAAGATTGGAAGAATGTACACACGTACGGTATTTGGAATGGGGATGGAAGCGAATCCAAACGCAGAAAAAGAAAATGGATATATAAAATCCATTCATCCATTTGCAGAAGAGGTTTATCCGTTTAATGGTGCTTACGTCGAAATATGGGGGTATGATGAATAATGGCTGAAATGATTGTATATGATGTGCAAACACAACGACAAGAAATTGTTGAATATGACGAACCTGTAATTGATGAACCGATTGAGCAAGAACCAACGCTGGAAGAAAAGGTTGCGGCACTGCAAGAAGAAAATACAATGCTGACTGCATGCATATTAGAGATGTCGGAGCTGGTGTATAAATGATAACAAATTTAATTTTATTTTTAAACAGAAAGGATGATTTTATGATGGCAATGCTGTGGGCACAACAAATTATGTTAGGCAAAAAGGAGTTTAAGGACGTACCGAGACTGTTAAAAGAACAGGTAAAAGAAATCTTGGTTGATTCAGGAATGGGTGAATTGACTGAATAGAGGTGGAGTAAATGGGATATGTATTTGCATTTGTAGCAGGGACGCTATTTGGAGTAGTGGTGATGTGCTTGGTGCAGATCAATAAAGACGAGTAGAGGTGACAAATATGGAAATCAGAGCGAGACCGTAAGGGTCTTATTTTTATGGCATAAAATAGTAAAGGAGAAGAAGAATTGGGAATCGTAGCAAATATTGCGATCGCAGTAATTACACCTCTTTTGGGATATATTGTATGGCTGTTAAAAAATCAGAAAAAGGACAGAGATGCGAATAGCCAAGGAACGATGATGCTATTGCGGGTGCAACTTATCGAATACCATGACAAGTACATGAAATTGGGGGAAATCCCGTCATACGCTTACGAGAACTTCTGTGAAATGTACAATGCGTATCATGCTCTTGGTGGGAATGGAATGGTAACAAAAATGAAACAGGAAATCGAAGAATTACATTTAAAAAAGAAAGGTTGATGAATATGTTTAAAAATAGCGTATTAAAAACAAGTGTAGACACAAAGAGATGGTTAAAGGCTGCCGGAATCCGTGCGGTTAAAACGATGGCACAGGCTGGTATTGCTGGAATCGGCGCAGCAGCTGCAATGGGACAAGTAGACTGGAAATATGTATGCTCGGCAGCTGTGCTTGCAGGAGTAGTTAGTGTACTTACATCGGTAGCAGGTATCCCGGAGGTTTCAGAGGGCGAGTAATCGTCCTCGCACATACATTATAAAGAAAAGGAGATTTTATTATGGCAACATATAACGTACACGCAGGACATTGCCCACAGGGGCAAGGAGCATCCGGAGCGGTCGGCATCTTACAGGAATCTGTAGAAGATAGAATCGTGAAAGACGAAGTTATCCGCTTGCTGAGAGCAGAGGGACACACAGTTTACGACTGCACTTGTGACGAGAACACGACAAAACAAGGGTGCCTGAACAAAATCGTTGCAAAGTGCAACCAACACAGCGTGGATTTAGATATCAGCCTACATTTAAACAGTGGGCGAAACGATTATGGCGGAGACGGAAGTACAGGTGGTGTCGAGGTATGGAACTACGATACTGGAACACAGGAAATCTCGGACAGAATCTGTGAAGCGATTGCAACAGAGTTAGGAATCCACAACAGAAGGACGAAATACGACAAGGACTTATTTGTACTGGCAAATACAAAGTCAAAGGCGTTGTTAGTAGAGTGTTGCTTTGTCGATGATGCAGACGATGCTAAAGCGTGGGATGCAAAGCGCTGCGCAAAAGCAATCGTAAGGGGTATTTTAAATAAAGAAATTAGTGGAACAACAGGAGGTAGTACAGTGAGTACAGTAAGAAGAATTGGACCAGGGTCAGCACATCTTAACAGTGACTGCCCTATTTATGATGCAACATGGAAAAATGTCATTATCAATGCCAAGCAAGGAGATCACATTACCGTACTTGATTCGGGTACAGAAGGTGTAAAAGTAAGACACAACAGCACAGTGGGATACATGCATTGCAAATATGTCATGCCGGACATCAAAAAAGGCGACAAGTTACGTGCGGTTGAGGACATAACGGTCACAATCAAAAAGGGGACTCAATTAGTATCTCAGGACGGCGGTTACATGGGTAATATCGTAAACGGCAACTTTATTATCAATTCAAAATCAGTCGAGAAAATCTAAATAACACAGCCCCATCTCCGAAGAGGTGGGGCGAAAATATTGACACATCAAATAGACGATGCTATATTATAAGTAGAAATAAACAAAAGAGACCGTTCCTTATTCAACGTACCCCGGAGAGATGAGGAGCGGTTTCTTTTATATTATATGTTTTAACAATTCGGAGGAC